GGGTAGCCGGTATAAATGCTGCTACTAAATTAGTGGATAACAACTATCCAGGTAAGGATATTACTATCATAGATATGGGTAAAGATCCCCACAACAGACTTCCTGAAGAAGTAATGGAAGGAATGTTAGGAGCTGGAGGATGGAGTGATGGTAAATTAACTTACCACACATCAATTGGTGGTCAATTATCAAAATACTGTGGTGAAGAAAAAGCAATGAACTTGATGGATCAAGTCATTAGTAACTTCAGAAGATTCCACCCAAAACCAGAAGAAATATTTATGTCAAATCCAGAAGAAGAACCAGAGTTCATTAAGCCTTATTTTGGTTTAAGAATGTTTCCTGTATGGCATATTGGCAGTAATTATCTCCATGAAATTGCTAAAAATTGGTATCAATATTTAATTGATAAAGGTGTAAATTTCCACTGGGAATCTAAAGTAACATCTATTTTATTTGATAAAGATTTAGTATTTGTTAAAGAATTAAACCAAGATACTATTGATAAACAAGGATTTCCTGATTTTGAAGTATCTTATGATGAACTTATTTTTGCAGTAGGTAAATCAGGAATTGATTTTGCTCAACAATTGGCAAACCAATATGAATTGCCTGATGAACCAAAATCAGTACAGTTAGGAGTTCGATTTGAAGCACCACAAAAGTATTTTCAAAAACTTATTGACGTAAGTTATGATTTCAAATTATATCAAAAGTTTGATGATGTAAGTTTACGTTCATTTTGTACAAACAATAATGCTGCTTATGTTGCCGTAGAAGAAACTTATGGTGATATTACTTATAATGGACACGCTAAAAAAGGTGAAGAATACAGAAATGATATGACTAACTTTGGCATTATTATGGAAATCAAAGGTATTGAAAATCCATTTGAATGGAGTCGTAATGTTGTGTCTAAATTACAAAAAGATGGAACAGGATTGTATTACAGTCCATCAAGAGTAGCAGGTATTACATCAGAAGGTGAAATGGTTAGTAGTCATCCGGTTGTAGAAACATCTCAAATTGAAGAAGCTATGGGTGATTATTGGACTTACATTAAAAACTTTATTAATGATATGAATAAAGTATTTGATTTTGGTGATGATTGGGGAGTTTATGTACCTGAAGTGAAATATCTTTCACCTGAACCACTTGTTAACTATAAAAATTTAAGTCTTACTAAATATTCAAATGTTTATTTTGTAGGAGATGCATTATCAGCAAGAGGAATTACAGTAAGTGGTGCTCACGGAATATACGTTGCTGAGTCTTTACTTAACGATAAATACCATCTAGAAGATGTATGGTATGATGGAGATTTAACATTATTTATTTAAACTATATACAACAAGTTATGCAAACAATTAAACTAAAATCAGTTGATGGTAGAGTTATTTATTACTTTAACAATCCTGACAGACGAGTATTACACAACTGGGATGGTCCTGCTGTAATTTTTCCAAAAGAATCTAAACAAAAACCAGAATATTATCTTTTTGGTAAACAATTGTTAAAAGAACAATGGGAAGAAGCAAAAAGAGACTTTAGTGGTATTCCACCAAGTAAGGATCCCCGTTTTGAACAATCAATGCGATAAAATATGAAAATAGGACTATGTGGAACAATGAGTGTAGGTAAAACTACATTAGTTAATGCATTACGAGCAGACTTTCATTTTGCTCATTATCAAACAGCTACTGAAAGAAGTAAGTACTTAATGAATATGGGTATTCCTCTAAATACAGATAGTACTTTAAAAGGACAACTTGTATTTTTAGCAGAACGGAGTGCTGAACTTATGATGAATAAAGTTCTTACAGATAGAACTATTTGGGATGTTTGTGCTTTTACCGCTTTAGCTAAAAGTATTCCTGATCATCAAAAATATGATTTTGAACATACTGCAATGCATTTAAAAGATGAGTATGATCTTGTAATTTATGTAAGCCCAGAAGGTGTAGGAATTGAAAATAATGGTATAAGAGAAACAAATAGTGAATATAGAGATCAAGTTGATTATCAAATTCGCAATCTTCTTGAATTATATCCTCCTAAAAATTTACTAAAAGTAAGTGGTTCAACTGAAAATCGCATGAAAGCTATTATTGATCATATTTATCGTAAAACGTAAATATGGATAATATTAATTTTTCAAACGATTTATTTAGAAGGATGGTACAGGCTTTTAAACCTCAACCAATAAATGAAGTTGAAGACGTGCAAGAAGCTGTACCTTTTAAAAAACACGCTTTTGGTGAAATGAAACTAAAAGATACCGACGTAAAAATTAAAGAAGGAAAACTAAATGAAGTAGATCCTCAAAATTTAAAAATAGGAAAAGAATATGTTTATTTAGGAACTTCACCTGTTTCTGGAGAGACTGATAACATGTACTTAAAATATAAAGGTATTGTTAAAGATGTTAAAGGTATGACATATCATTTATTTGATGATGGTAAAGGCACATCTGGAATATTTGAAGATAATGACATAAAAACAAGATTTAAAAGTCCTGAAGAATCTATGAGAACTAAATTTGATATGTGGAGAACATCATTGGAAGAAGAAGATTTTGACGTCAATGATGATCTTAAGACAATGTCTGATTTAGGTTTATAATATGAAAAAAATATCAAGTGTTTTGGTTTTATTTATTATAGTAGTTGTGTTATATTTTTGGTTTCACAAACCTACTCCTCGTTATTCTAGCGATAAAGAACAACAGTATTATAATACTATAGATAGTTTAAATAAAGAAATAGCTAAAGATAAACAACAAATAGCTAGTTTAGACTCAATAAAAAATGCTTTAGCTGTTCAAATAGCAAAAGATAAAAAAGATTTAGAAGCAGCCGCTAAAAAAGCAGCGGAATATAAAGAACAATATGAAGAAGAACGTAATCGTCTTAATGGTATGTCTAATGCTGACATTGCCAGTAAGTTCACAAAAACTTTTAAGTGATACTAACGTAGTAGTACCTGTTTCTGCTCTAAAAAAAGCATTGGAGGTAAAAATAGAACGAGACTATTTACAAAAACAACTTATTGTTTGTAGAGATACTATCAAATCACAGAATAAAATAATTAAATATCAAGATTCTACAATAAAAGTTAGTGATATTCAGATTACACTATATAAAAAGAATGAAACTAGACAAGATAGTATAGTTAGTAGTTATAAAGGAGTAATAAAAGAAAAAGAAAATCAAGTAAGTGATTTACAAACTAAATTAAATAAATCTTATATACTCACAGGTTTAGTAACAGCTGTTAGTATATTTTTAATAGTATTGTTATGAGTGAATTAAACGAAGCACCAAAACAGCTTTCTATAAAAGAAGCTATCCAACAAGAACTTGTTAGATGTAAGCAAGATCCTGTATATTTTTGTAAAAAATACTACATGATTCAACATCCTACCAAAGGTAGAGTTCATTTTAATTTGTATCCTTTCCAAGAAAGTGTATTAAGATTATTTTTAAAAAATAAATTTTCAATAGTAAATAAATCAAGACAATTAGGTATTAGAGTAAAATTTGGTTATGATAGCTTGCCTAGTTGGATGAAAATAAAATCTTTAGAAAACAATAAACTAAGTATACGATTATCAAATGGAAGTCAAATGAAAGCAGTATCAGCAGCTGGTGATAGTGCGCGAAGTGAAGCCGTTTCTTTGCTGCTTATTGACGAGGCTGCATTTATTGATAATATTGAAGAAGTATTCGTATCAGCTCAACAAACCCTAGCTACGGGTGGTGGATGCATTGCAATGTCTACGCCTTATGGTACAGGAAACTGGTTTCATAGAACTTGGGTAAAAGCAGAAGCTGGAGGTAATAGTTTTTTACCAATTAGATTGCCTTGGGATGTTCACCCTGAACGAAACCAATCTTGGAGAGATCAACAAGACGTAGATTTAGGTCCAAGGATGGCAGCACAAGAATGTGATTGTGACTTTACAACATCTGGAGACACAGCTATTGATCCTGCTATTTTAAATTGGTATTTAATTCAAGCAAAAGAACCGGTAGAACGCAGAGGCTTAGATGGTAACCTTTGGATTTTTGAACGACCAGACTATGCAAGAATGTATGCTGTAGTTGCTGACTGTGCTCGAGGAGATGGTAAAGATTATAGTGCTTTTCATGTTTTTGATATAGAAAATAATACTCAAGTAGCAGAATATAAAGGTCAAATAGGAACACGTGATTTTGGTCACTTTTTAGTAGGTATTGCTAGTGAATATAACAATGCTTTATTAGTAATAGAAAATGCTAACGTAGGATGGGACGTAGTTCAAACAGCTATTGAAAGAGGTTACCCAAACATGTATTATAGCCCAAGACAAGATGCAGCTCTTACTAATGTAGACATGTATTTAAATAAATTTGACTCAGGGCAGGGTATGGTACCGGGTTTTAGTACTACTTTACGTACTCGACCATTAGTTATTGGAAAAATGATTAGTTATTTGCATGAAAAAAGTGTAACTATTTCTAGTAAACGTACTTTAGAAGAATTAAGAACGTTTGTTTGGAAAAATGGTAAAGCCCAAGCACAAGATGGTTATAATGACGATTTAGTAATGGCTTTAGGCATTTGTATGTTTTTAAGAGATACAAGTCTTAAATACAAACAAACAGGAGATCTATTAACAATAGCAAGTTTAGAAAATTTTGGAAAAACAACAACATCTGTAGGACCTAGCCTTTACCAAGGACAAAGTTATAGAGGAATTGGAGGAGGCAATGGAGTTCCTGACCAATGGAAAATGGATACAGGCAATGGACAAATGTTGGATTTAACTTGGTTAATTTAATAATATTTATTACCATACACGAGAATGGCTATATTTGATAATTTAAAACGACTTTTTAGCTCTGATGTAATCATTAGAAATGTAGGAGGAGACGAACTAAAAGTTCTTGATACAAACAATATTCAAACAACAGGGGTACTAGCTACAAATTCTGTTGTAGATAGATTTAGTAGAGTTTACACAACATCCGGCATAGCAGCTTATGCTGGACAGATGGCTATAAATTATCCTTCACTTCGTCCTCAACTTTATAGTGATTACGAATCTATGGATACTGATGCTATCGTAAGTAGTGCTTTAGATATTATAGCTGATGAATGTACATTAAGAAATGAATCAGGTGAAATGCTTCATATTCGTTCTAGTGACGAAAACATTCAAAAGATTTTATATAACTTGTTTTATGATGTATTAAATATTGAATTTAATTTATGGTCATGGACAAGAAACATGTGTAAGTATGGTGATTTTTTCTTGAAGTTAGAAATTGCTGAGAAATTTGGAGTATATCAAGTTATACCATTCTCAGCATTTAACATTTTAAGAGAAGAAGGAATGGATCCTAAAAATCCATCATATGTACGATTTAAATATGACGCCGCCGCTGCTGCTGGTTATGGAACAACAGCTGGAGGATGGGCAAGCTATGGTGGAGGACAGAAAGACGAAAACGCGTTTTATTTTGAAAATTATGAAATGGCTCACTTTAGATTACTAAGTGACTTAAATTATCTTCCTTACGGTAGAAGTTATTTAGAGCCAGCTCGTAAATTATTTAAACAATATATTCTGATGGAAGACGCGATGTTGATTCATCGTATCACCAGAGCCCCTGATAGACGTTTATTTTACATTAATATTGGTAGTATTCCTCCGGCTGAAGTAGAAAATTACATGCAAACAATGGTGTCAAAACTTAAAAAGACTCCATTTATGGATGAAAAAACAGGCCAGTACAATCTTAAATATAATGTAATGAACATGTTAGAAGATTATTACATTCCTGTAAGAGGTAATGATACTACAACTAAAATTGATTCTGTAAAAGGCTTAGAATATGACGGAATTAAAGACGTAGAATACTTAAGAGAAAAATTATTTGCTGCTCTTAAAGTACCTAAAGCTTTTATGGGTTATGAAAAAGACTTAACTGGTAAAGCAACATTAGCTGCAGAAGATATTCGCTTTGCTCGTACAATTGAACGAATTCAACGAATTTTAGTAAGTGAATTAACAAAAATTGCTTTAGTTCACCTTTATACTCAAGGTTATGACGGCGAAGCCATGACAAACTTTGAACTTAGTTTGACTACTCCGTCAATTATTTATGACCAGGAAAGAGTAGCATTACTTAAAGAAAAAGTAGATTTAGCTAAGCAAATTATGGAAAGTAATTTAATGCCTAGCGATTGGATTTATGATAACGTATTCCATTTCAGCGAAGATGAAATAGATGAATTAAGAGACTTAGTAATCGAAGATAAGAAGAGATTATTTAGACAAAAACAAGTAGAAGAAGAAGGTAATGATCCTGCTGAAACTGGACAAGCATACGGAACTCCACACCAATTAGCTACTATCTACGGTAAAGGAAGATACACTCAAGTACCTGAAGCTCCGACAGATGTTCCTATGGGATATGACGAAGATCAACCAGATATTGTAAGATTACCTGGTCGACCTCAAGAAAGAGCTAGTATTAAAAACACTCAACAAAGTGCTTTTGGTAAAGATGCTTTAGGTCGCCAAGAATATTCATCATCTGATGATGGTGAAGACAAGTATGGTAAAACTAATTTTAAAGGTGGCAGTCCTCTAGCTTTAGAAAGTAAAGCTCAATATTATAAAAACAAATTTATGTTTGATATGATGCCTAAACCTGAAAGTAGAAAAGTTAATTTATTTGAAAACAAAGATGATGTTGGTTTACTAAGTGAAGACAACATTATGTCTTTATAATTTTAATACATATTTATTATTAGAGCTTCACATGAATCAAATCAAACATTCAAAGTATAAGAATACTGGAATTATTTTTGAATTACTAGTTCGTCAGGTAACTAATGACGTACTAACCACAGGAGATTCTCCTTCGGTAAAAATATTAAAAAAGTATTTTTCTAATACTGAATTAGCTAAAGAACAAAGACTTTACAATTTAGTAAATACACAAGATCGCTTAACAGAAGCAAAAGCTGAAACTATATTACAGACTATTGCTGAAAGTGCTTTAAAATTTGATTTACAAAAATTAAATAAAGAAAAATACAATTTAATTAAAGAAATTAAAAAACATTACGATTTAAATAATTTTTTTAAGAATAAAATTACTAATTATAAAACTAGTGCTAGTGTTTACACTTTATTAGAATCATATCGTTTACCTCATTTTACTGATCCTAAACAAATAGTTAATAGTAAAATTACTCTTTTAGAACATTTAACTCAAAAAGAAATTATTAATAAAGAAAATGAGGAAATAAAAGAATTTTTACAAGAAAGTAAAGATATTCGTATTTTAACTTACAGAATGTTGATTGAGAAGTTTAACGATAAATACAATAATTTTACTCCTCAACAGAAACTTATTTTAAAAGAATACATTAATAATATCAACGATTCTGCTAAATTAAAAAGTGTAGTCAACGATCATTTTAATTATTTAAGACTTACTTTAAATAGTTTCTTAGAAAATATTCAAGAACCCGTTACTAAAATTAAAATAAACGAAAGCATTAAATTAATTAAACCTATCCAGAAGAATGAAGCTCCTAAAGAAGAACATTTGATTAATTTATTGCAATATTATGAGTTGTTAAGTGAAATTAAAAAAATAATTTAATGGACAAACAACAGCTTAAAGAAAGAATTAAAAAGTTTGCTGAAAAGCGCTTAAAAGAAATGTCTACGGGTGCAGGTGCTACTAGTGGATTTCAAACAGGTACTGGTTATCAACACCAAGGTAAAAAACCTAAAAACGAAACAAAACAAAAAGTATTTCAAAAACCACCTAAAGATGGAGTGGGAGTTCCTACAGTATTTACAAAAGGAACAGCTAGTTTGAAACCATATACAAGTATTGGGTATAGAGAAGTAAAACCAAGTGAAATGATTGATGCTAAATACTTATGGGCTGGAAAAGGTGGATTACCTAAAACTAAAATAAAAGAATCTGTAAACCCAACCGACACAATAAAAACAGATGTTCCATTATTTATTCGCTTATTGGAATATGCTCGTGAAGATGCAAAAACAGATATGGATCTTCACAATGTTACTGAAAATATTATTAGATTAAGTAGTAGTGGTAAAACACTTACCATGAGTAACTATGATAATATAGTAAAAAAAGAAAATTTAAACGAAAGTCGTTATAGTCAGTTTAAAAAACAAACTGAAATAGTTAAGCCATCTTCACAGATGCACGTTGCTGTAAAAGAAATAAAAAAGCGTTTACACGAATTAAACAAAATTGCTAATTACACAAAACAACTTAAAAATGAATTAAGTGAAAGTAATGATGTAAACTACAATAAGCGTACTGAAGCTTATTTAGAGCAATTAATGAAAGAAACAGCAACGTTGTATCAAAACTTAAAACAAATAAAGGAAAATGGCAAAGGTAAAAACAAAAACATCGTCAGTTAAGGTTTTTCAAGTAAAACCAAAACGTAAAAGACCCGGTATTGTATCAAAGAAAAAATCTAGCAAATCAAAATCTAGTAAAAATTATTTAAAGAGATACGTAGGGCAAGGATAATACATATTTATTACCATGAGTAACCCAAATAAATCTTACTTTGATAAATACACTGACCCTGTAATTCGTGAAATAGATAAAGTTAATATTTACGAGTTTGAAAATGGTATGGATTATGAATTAACCATTTCTGGTAAGCCCATTAATGTAGATTCTATCAAAGAAGCTCAAAATAAAGTTTTGAAAAATCTTAAAAAAGATCCTACTTTTTACACTAACATGTTAGTAAATGAAACTATTAAAATGGTAGGCGAATATGGTTCTGGTAAAAAACCTGGAGTAAGAGAAACAGCTAAATCAGCTGAAGCTGTAAAAAAAGACGGTAAAATGCCTAAAGCTTCAAAACAAGATGCTCCATATGGTAATAAAGAAGAAGTAAAAGGTAAATACAAATCATCTGGAATGGAACCAGCTAAAAAAGTTCCTGGTTCATTGAAAGAAGGTATGGATGTACATACTCTCAACCCAGCATCTTTACTTCATGCTATTGATAATAATCCTGATCTTATTAAAAGAGTTAAACAAGCTATTCATAATGATGTAGCTAAACAAAATATTGTAGTTAAAAAATTAAAAGATTATATTGAAGGAAATAGTAGATTGGATGATAAAGAAAAAGCAAAATTAAAAAAGCTTCAATCTAATTTACGTGATTCGGGATCAATACGTGAAACTAAAAATATTCCTACTGAACAATTAACAAAATTAAAACAATTAGTAAGTAAATTAAAAGAAGAAGGTAAAAAAGATTTAGCTAGTGCTTTAGAAAGACTTATTGATAAAGGTGTTGATGAAGGAATGGATTACACTATTAGTAATCAAGATACATCTGACAACCCAGCATATTATAGCCATGGTACAATGAGATCTATGGAAAGTTCTAGAATGAAAGAAG